GGCAGCATGGGGCGTCATCCAAACCGTTTGGGGCGCGGCGGCAGGATTTTTCTCCGGCGTGTGGCAGGGGATTCAATCCGTGTTTTCGGCGGTCGGCCCATGGTTTGCTTCCGTATTTGGCACGGCGTGGTCCGGGGTACAGTCTATCTGGTCTGCCGCCACGGGGTTCTTTTCGGGCGTCTGGAACGGCATAACCCGCATTTTCAGCGTTGTGGGCGGCTGGTTTTCAAGCGTTTTCGGCACGGCGTGGACTGGAGTCAAGAATATCTGGTCCGCCGCTACGGGCTGGTTCCAAGGCGTCTGGAACGGCATTAAGGGTGCATTTAAGCCGAACATGATTTCCGACGCATTCGGTCGAGCCTGGGGCGCAATTAAGGGCGCCTGGGGCGGTGCGGCCGGTTGGTTCCAAGGCATTTGGAATGGTATTTCCTCCGGTTTCCGCGGTGCCATCAATGCCATTATTAAGGGCATGAACTGGTTGATTCGCGGCCTTAACAAAATCCACTTCAATGTCCCCGGATGGGTGCCTGGTGCCGGCGGAAAAAGTTTTGGCATCAACATCGGTGAAATCCCGCTGCTCGCAAAAGGTGGCGTCATTGATAAAGCAACATTGGCGATGCTCGGCGAATCCGGCAAAGAGGCGGTCGTTCCGCTGGAAAAGAACACCGGCTGGATTCGGAGCCTGTCAAAAGAACTGATAAGCGAGGTCCTGAATCAGCAGCGGCGTGCCGGGCTCGGGTATTCCGGTGGAACCTATACGACGATAGATAAATCCGTTACAACGTCCCCTATTGTGTTCAAGGGGAATTATAGCTTCGGAAACAAATCTGACATAAACTATTTCATGAACCAGGCGGCACTGCTGATTAGGAGGAAACAGTGATGAACATAAACGGTCACGAACTAAGGGAATATCACGCAAGGCTGCAAAACAACCTTATCATCACAACTCCAGAAGTTACACAGTATTATGACTGGCTGCGCCGGTCAACCGTTCCGCAATTTTACGGCAGCAGCACAACTTTTAAACAGCTGTCTTTTACGGTTAGCGTGATTGATCGCACAGACAACGCGGCCGCAGTTGACATCTCTAAGCTGACAGAGCAGTTGATGCGGTGCACGATTAAATTTGACCTATATAACCGGTTTTACAAGTGCATCCTGACTGACAAAAGCGAACCAAGCCGAATTGCAAAAGGCTTCTACGACATCGAATATCAGTTAAAGGGGTATTGTTGCGGCCTGACTGAAGCCTATCAGTCCACGGGGTCCCTCTCTTTTTATAATCATGGAAACCTAAAAAGCCCGGCGACCATCAGCATCACACCGAAAAAGGCATTGAACCAGCTGCTGGTTTCCGGGCTGACGAAAAAGCCGATTACCATACAGCACCTGCATACCGGATCCCCTGTTACGATTGATGGGGAAGCGGGATTGGTCACGGAACCGGACCTGGACACAATTATTACTGAAAGCAGCGGAGCCGGGAAATGGCTGTACCGGAAATACAGTATGGCGGAGTTTTTCAGCCCGGGGGCGTACAGTCCAAATTACGCTCCTCAAAAAGCCGATATTCCGACGAACAGCATCAGCATGCAGGAATTGATTTCTGACCGGCGGGACCTTATGCACGATATCGGGTACGACTATCTGGGGTATCTCAAAACGGCCGTATATGTATCCGAAGCTACCTCGGTATCCTGGCGGGTATCGCATGACGACGGGTGCAGTATCCTGGTGAACGGCAACACGGTTTACAGCGCTGGAGTATGGCGGCGCCCGACCGTGTCCCTGCCTTTGACCGCGGGATGGAATACGGTCGAAATCCTATGGATTCAGCATTTGGGTGACGGCGGATTCTGGGGCACGCAGCCCCTGCTTAGCGCACTGGTGGATCAGTTGAATTGCTATCATGCCCGGGATGCGAGCGGGGATCAGCGGGTCAATAAATTTTCAGATACCGACCTTTGGGCCTTTCCCGTGGTACAGCCCGGAAAAAATACAGTATCCGTTGATCCTCCTGATTGTACCGTTAAAGTCGAATACAAGCCAAAGTTTATGTGATGCCAAACTGAAAGGAAGTATTTTTATGAATCGAATTATTACGGGAAGTAACAGCTATCGCATGACGATTACGAACGATGGGACGGATACGGGATCGGTGGTTGGCAGCATGAGCGCGACCGTCGATACCGGAAATAATTCCGTTAATATCAATGCCGTGTTGTCCCAGAATACGGCTTTACCAGCCGACAGCGTTATCCAACAGCAGTTTACGGATTTTATTGCCGAAGTCCGGGCACAGTCAAACAGCATCGGCCTGACGCAATTCGGGCCAACGGTTACGGCATAAGGGAGCGTTGGAAATGAATATCACAAATCGGAAGCTCGTTGAAAATATTACCCTGATGCGGCAGATATCGCAGAAGCAGTTGCCCGTGAAAGTGTCTTATACGCTTTCACGGAATATCAGCCATATCGATTCCGCTATTTCTTTGTACGACAAAGAGCGGAAAAAGCTGTTGGACAAATACGCGAAAAAGGATGAGAAAGGTAAGTTCGTTCTTCGTTCGGATGGTAGGTCAGTGGAGTTTACGAGCATCACGGCAGCGAAAGCATTTCAGAAGGATCTCAATACCCTGCTGGATATTAAAGCGGATATAGACATTCGGAAGATTAAGTTATCCGATTTTGGCGAAGTCAGCTTTTCTGCTGCGGAGCTGACGGTCATTGATTATATGATAGAGGATTAATTTCCTCTGTCGTCAAGGAAATGGTATCATGCTGATTTTATATAATACGGCGCATGAGAAATTATGCGCGCTTCCGAACTATTCGGATTTACATATCGAGCAGGAGCTTTCCAGCGGGGACAGCATTACGCTGGACAAGCTGCATTTTACCTATCCGATGGAAGATAACGCCTGCAGGTTGATCCGGTATGAATGCTATGTGCGTACGGAAACAGCGGAGTATGTGGTTAAGGAAAGCAACCTTCAAACGGCAGATAACGGTATAACGGCCGTTGAATTCGTCTGTGATCTTAACGTGGAGCCGCTGAAAGGCACGCTGCTGGATGATTTTGAACCCGGCAGTATTCCCGCGTCCGATGCGGCCCGGCTTGCCCTTGCCGGTACAGGCTGGGATGTCGGGTATTGCGACGTAACAAAGCGCCGCACTGCCGCGAAGAAGCAGTGTACGGTGTTTGATGTGATTTGTGATATAGCAAACGCCTATGATTGCGAGGTCACGTTTGACAGTCTGCGGCATCTTATCAGTCTGCACCAGAAACAGGGTGCTGACCGGGGCGTATATTTTGCTGAACAATTAAATCTGGTCCAGCTGCAAATCCAGGGCAACAGCCGTGATTACATTACCCGTCTGCTTCCTCTCGGTAAGGATGGTATGACGGTTGCGCCCATTAATGGCGGGGACCCCTTCATCCATAATTATCAGTACAGTAAAAAGGATATATCCGCCTACTGGATCGATAATCGGTACACCCTAAAGGCCGATCTGCTGGCAGACGCTAAAGAGCGGCTGGATTATCTTAGTAAGCCGACCGTCGCCTACTCGGCAGATATTATTGATTTGGCAAAGGCGTCGGACGGTAAATGGTCCGTGCTGGACTTCGCGCTCGGGGATTGGATTACGCTGGTATCGGAAAGCACGGGCGTTCGGGAGCAGCAGCGAATTGTTAAACTCAATCGGTATCCGGATGAGCCGGACAAAACCACGGTGGAACTTGCTAACCGTATCGCGAGACTGGATAATATTATCCTGCACGTTGCCGATACAGCGGATGCCGTGGATAACGTAACGGACAGCACGGGGGATGTACAGGGCAGCCGCGTAGCGGTATCAAATGGTGATGGTACTTACAGCAGCCTAAACGCAAAAACCGCAGAAATCGGTACACTGGTTGCGCAAAAGGCAGACATTATCGACCTGACGGCCGCCAACGCGCAAATTGATAACCTGCAGGCCACCGCGGTTACGACGGACTACCTGACCGCCAATTACGTTACGGCGGATGCAATTCAGTCTACCTACGCGACAATTGATAACCTGGAAGCTGATTACTTAAAGGCTGATTCCATCCAATCCACCTACGCAACCATCGAAAATCTTAACGCGACAAACGCGCGGATTGACAATATAACCGCAGGGGCGGTCACAACAGACTACTTAGAAGCCAACTACGCCAAAATCGACCTTGCCAACATCGCGGCTGGCACCATCAAAACCGCCATGATCGACACAGGGGCAGTTGGGACGGCGCAGATTGCGGACGGCAGTATCACCGACGCGAAAATCGTCAACCTCACCGCTGACAAGATCACGGCTGGAACGCTGTCCGTCGAGCGCCTTATCATCACCGGCACTGATCAGAGTATCGTTTACACCATCAACGAGGCCAACGGTACGGCCCAGCTTAGCCAAACCACTATCGACGGCGGGAGCCTTACCCAGCGGAGCATTACCGCTGACCGAATCGTCGCCGGGGCGATTACCGCCGATGAGATCGCGGCTCACACGATCACCGCGAACGAACTCGCGGTCGGCACAATCACGGCGGAAAGCGGCATCATCCAGAGCATTGACGCGGGGACGATTACGACAGGTAAAATATCAGCCGACAGAATCGACACGGCAAATTTGCAAGCGCAAAGAATATATAACACAGACAATGACACATATGCAAAAATTGGCACTGTATCATTTGAAGATCAATCTGGAATCAGAAGCGCTTC